AGATTATACGCTAGCGGAAAAAGATAATGTACAAACCAAGTGCAGCTACTCAACAAATGTTAGATTCTCTCACAGAGAAAAATCGTAAAGGTTTTGCAATAGGTGGCGGTAATTTTTACGGTAGTAATCTTGGTACTCGTGAAGGGTTTTCTAACTACACAGGTGCGAGAGGAGCAGCTAGAAAAAAAGGAACTACTATAAATAATTTATTTAATGAAGACCCTACGTTAGAAAAAAATATATCAAAGGAATACGAAAAAGGATCTGGCGCAGATAGAATTATAAGAGATTTAAATTTAAAAAATAAAGTTAGTCCTAAAGCTCTTCAAGATTATATTAATGAAAAATTAAGTACTGGCAAATTTAAAATTAGAAAACCAAATAAAATACCGGATACTCTTAGACAACCAGGAGAAGAATCTAGAAAATTTATGGACTACATAGAAAATATAATAAAACAAAATCCTAATAAAAAAAATATGTTTCAAAATTTAGAAGCTTCGGATGTAGTTAAAAATTCAGGTGCAAATATTAACACAGACAATGCAACTAGAATTTTAAGTAAGATATATAATTTAGCAACTAAAGGATCTAAACTTGAAAAATTTTATCCCAACATAGAAAAAAGAACAATTGAATTAATAGATAGTGGAATGGGTACTCCAGACATAACAAACACTTTGATAGAAGAAGGTTTAATTGAGAGACAGATAGATACAAGTAATAAAACTAGTTATAGAGCTACAAAAAATTATTTTCAAAGATTAATTGATAGTAATAAAACAAAAATTAAAAAACTAACTGCACAGCCCGGAGATATAGTAGATATAACTACAAGAAATTATAGAGATGCTGCAATTAAAAATGTACTAGACAACCAATCTTCATCTATTACCTCCAATAGAATTTCTACAATTGTTAGCGAAGAACTTGGAGAAAAAGTATCTCCCGGATATGTTAAATCTTTTTTTAAAAGAAAAAATATAGATATTGATAAATATATTAAAACAACTGCTCAAAGAATTTTCCCTGAAGTAAAAGCCTTAGATAAAATAGTTAAAAAAAATATAAAATATTTAACAGACCCCAATGCTACCTTTATTGATAAAGGACAATTTTTAAGTGACGAGTACACAAAAGTTATGGGAAAAAATAAAGCACAAACTATAACTGCTAACGAAGCTGGATTAAGACTTAAAAAATTGTTGGCAATCTATGCCGGAACAGATCAAAGATATAGTGCAGATTTATATAATCAAATAAAACCTTTAAAAAATTATACAAATCCTTTTATACAAAAAAATTTAATAGGTCTTACTTCTAATTTATCTCGATCTTCAAATATAGATGTAGCAAAAATGCTTGGTTTACCAAAAAAAGATATAGAGCTTTTACAAAACTTACAAAAAGCGACATCACAACTTGGAAATTTTAAAATAGCTGGAGACCATACAGATATAAAAGCTATTATGAGTGATTTTCCTAAGTACAAAAAAAATTTTATGAAAATCCAATATATATCTAATGATTTAAATACGTTTAAATCTACTTATGACAAAAAAATAATAGCATTATATAATTCTGCAAAAGCAGGAGCGGCTCCAGAAACAATAATGCCTAAGTTAGAAGAAATACAAAATGATTTTAAAACCAAAACTGGATATGACATAGGAGGATTTTCATTTAAGAAAAATGGTAAAATAGCAATCGATCCTCAAACAGCAGCTATTAATGAATACAGATATCCAATAAATGATAATGTTATAGAAACTATGGGTAACATAGAAGCTTATGAAAATAAAAAATACACAAATGTTTTAGATAAAGAAGTAATGGGGGCTAAAGGTTCTCCAAATAAAATAAAATCTATTTATGAAAAATACAAAGGTAATAAAAAAGTTATTAATAATAGTAAATATGTAAAAGCATTAGATAATATTCCAAAATTAAAAGGATTTAAAAAAGCACTTTTGTATGGAGGAGCCGGTGCCGGTGTAATACTTACTACAGCTGCTAACGCAGATACAAACGGTGATATGTTTATGCCCGTTGATCCAGGTGTAATTGTTCCTCAAAAAAAACCAAAGGAAGGAACTACCGAAGGTGGATCTGCGGCTGCTGCGGGGAGTTCTGTTTTATTAGGTAAGTATGCAAAACCTTTTTTAAAAGGAATCCTTAAAACTGTGGCCTCATTACCAGCTGCAGGAACTTTTGCTTACATGGATATAAAACAAGGAATGAATGAAGGACAAAGTTTTATTGATGCTGCAACAGACCCTACTGTTGGATTGGAATTATTATATCCAGAACTTTTTAAAAATGCAGGTCCATTAATGGCAAGGGCTGCAAGACTTTCTACTCCTGTTGGAACTGGAATTACTGTAGGTGGTACTCTAAAAAACAGGGCTAAAGAAATGATGAAGCAAGCTGAAGGTATAACTTCATTAGATGAAGGAGAGGAACAAAGAAGATTGATAGAAGAGTATGCAGCAAAAAATTATAAAGGATACAATCAAGGTGGTAGAGTAAACTTTGCAGACGGACCAGAAGATCCTAAGAAAAGAAAGTTTATGAAGATCATGGGTGGGCTTGCATCCATACCTTTACTTGGAAGATTTATTGATATTGGAACAATTGCACAAAAAGCAGCTCCTGTAGTCGCCGAAACTGTAAAAAGTGTACCACCTTATTTTTTTAGATTAGTTGAAAAAATTAAATTTATGGGTGATGATGTAACAGACGTAGCTGCAACTAGTGATAGAGAAGTTGTTAAGTCGTATAAAGATTTTGAAATGAGAGAAAATATGTCAACAGGAGAAATTATAATTAGAAAAAGAAACGAGGGTGTATTCTATGATCAAGATGGTATAATATCAGATGAGTACATGACTTATAAACCCGGCACGGCAGATGAAGCTACTAAAATGAGAACCGTAGATGAGTATGAAGAGTTTACAGTAAGACCTGATGATGAAGGTAAATTAAGAGATTCTGAAGATGGATTGGATAGCATAGATGAAATTTTAAAAGAAGCAGGGGATACTGATTCTATGACACTTAAAAATTAAATGACAAATAAATACCCTAAATGGCATCTTTTACCACCGAAATCTGGGCCTCAACCACAAGGCTTGAATTTAAAACATAACAATGTTAAAACAGTGCGATTGGAGAAAATAAATGGCGGAAATAGACAAGGCGTTACCAAACGTAGAAGAGACAATACAAGTAGCTGAAGAGGACATGGTTCAACAAATGTCTGAACCAGAAAATGTAAATTTTCCATCGGATGCATCAGAAGTAATTGAGAACGAAGACGGCTCCGTAGATATTAATTATGGTGAGGATTCAAACTTACCTGCCCCAGAAGACCATAATGCAAACTTAGCAGACTATTTAGATGAGACAGACTCTGGTAAATTAAGCTCTGAACTAATTGAAAACTATAAAGATTATAAATCATCAAGAAAAGATTGGGAACATACATACACAACTGGACTTGATTTATTAGGATTTAAATATGAAAAAAAATCAGAACCATTTCAAGGTGCCTCGGGTGCGACTCACCCGGTTTTGGCTGAAGCTGTTACACAGTTTCAGGCTCTCGCTTATAAAGAGTTACTCCCGGCTACTGGACCAGTAAGAACACAAATTTTAGGTATCAATACTCCGGAAAAAGTTCAACAAGCGAACCGTGTAAAAGAATTTATGAATTTTCAAATCATGGATCAAATGAGAGAATATGAACCCGAGTTTGATTCCATGTTATTTCATCTTCCACTAGCTGGATCAACTTTTAAAAAAGTTTATTACGATGATTTATTAGGGCGAGCTGTTTCTAAGTTTGTCCCTGCTGACGATTTAGTGGTTCCATATTCTGCTACCTCATTAGAAGATGCGGAATCCATCGTTCACGTAATTAAAATTACAGAAAATGATTTAAGAAAACAACAAATTATGGGTTTCTATAAAGATGTAGAAATACCCGAATCTAATGAAACTTCTGAAACCGAAATTCAAAAAAAAGAACATGAATTAGAAGGTGTAAAGAAAACAGGAAGAAGTGAAGACTTACACACTCTTTTAGAATTTCATGTTGATTTAGATTTAGATGGTTTTGAAGACATTGGACAAGATGGTGAACCAACAGGAATTAAATTACCTTATGTTGTAACTATTGAAGAAGATTCACAGGAAATATTATCTATTAGAAGAAACTATATACAAGGTGACCCATTAAAAAAGAAAATAAATTACTTTGTACACTTTAAATTTTTACCAGGACTAGGTTTTTATGGTTTTGGTTTAATTCATATGATTGGTGGACTATCAAGAACAGCAACAGCTGCTCTAAGATCTCTTTTGGATGCAGGAACATTATCAAACCTACCTGCAGGATTTAAACAAAGAGGAATTAGAATTAGAGATGATGCACAATCAATCCAGCCAGGAGAATTTAGAGATGTAGATGCGCCAGGTGGCAGTATTAGAGATGCATTTATGATGCTTCCATACAAAGAGCCTTCACAAACTCTATTACAGCTTATGGGTGTCGTTGTAAGTGCAGGACAAAGATTTGCTTCAATAGCAGACCTGCAAGTAGGTGAGGGTAATCAGCAAGCCGCGGTGGGAACGACAGTCGCCTTGCTTGAAAGAGGAAGCAGAACAATGTCTGCAATTCACAAAAGAATTTACTCCGCATTAAAAGAAGAATTTAAATTACTTTCAGGAGTATTTAAAACATACTTACCCCAAGAATATCCTTACGACGTTGTCGGTGGTCAAAGAACTGTTAAACAAATGGACTTTGATGACAGGATAGATATATTGCCAGTTGCTGACCCAAATATTTTCTCACAATCACAGCGAATATCTTTAGCGCAAACTGAGTTACAGCTGGCAATGTCCAACCCTCAGATTCACAACACATACAATGTTTATAGAAACATGTACGAAGCGTTAGGTGTAAAAGATGTAGATTCAATATTAGTACGTCCTCAACCACCGGCTCCAAAAGACCCGGCGTTAGAACATATAGATGCAATGGGACAAAAACCTTTTCAAGCGTTTCCCGGTCAAGACCACAGAGCTCATATGACGGCGCATATGAACTTTATGTCTACAAATATTGCTAGAAATAATCCAATGATTATGGCTAGTCTTGAAAAAAACATTTTTGAACACATTTCATTAATGGCTCAAGAACAAGTCGAGATGGAAATGGCAGAAGAAATACAACAAATACAACAAATGCAACAACAAGCGCAACAAAACCCACAGATGGCACAAAACCCACAGATGCAACAACAATTAAAACAGTTTTCTGATAAATTCGAAGCAAGAAAAGCTGTTCTAATTGCTGAAATGACAGAGGAATTTATGAATGAAGAGAAAGAAATTACTTCTCAATTTGATAACGACCCGCTTGCTAAGTTAAAGGCTAGAGAATTAGACCTTAGAGCCGCTGAAAATCAAAGAAGAAAAGAATATGACTCTAAAAGAATTGAATTAGATCGTATGAAAGCGGTTATGAACCAACAAAACCAAGACAATAAGTTAGAACAAAACGAAGAATTAGCTGAAATGAGAGCTGAGACATCTATTGAGAAAACTTTATTGCAAAATGCACTTAAAAAAGATACATAATAATTAAAATAGGAGACTTATGATCAAAACTCAATCTAAACACGTAGATTTTAAAAAATTTACAAACAAAGACGGTCTTTTGAAAGGCGGAAGACCTGTTGAGATGTCAAAACCAAATGAATCTCAAACTGACAGAGTACAAGGCCAAAAAAGAATGTTAAAAAACAAAAGATCAACTGTAACTTGGTACTAACATGTGGTTTTCGGCACTTAAATTAGCCGTATCTGCTGGAAGTAAGATTTATGCTAATAAGCAGAAGGCAAAAGTCGCAATGTCTGATGCACAACTGTTGCATGCAGAGCGTCAAGCTCGTGGTGAAGAAGCTTATCAAGGAAAATTGCTAGAAGCAAGACAATCGGATTATAAGGACGAGGCGGTTCTTGTAATTCTCACGTTGCCCATATTGGTGCTTGCATATGGAGTCTTTTCAGACGACGCACAAGCGATGGACAAGATAAAAATCTTCTTTGATCATTTCCAGTCGCTCCCGTCATGGTTCACAAATTTGTGGATCCTTGTAGTGGCGAGTATTTATGGTATAAAGGGAACACAAATATTTAAAAACGGAGGAAAAAAATAATGAGAACTGATTATCAACCGAAACCTAGAGTAAGACCTAGACCTGATCATGAAAAAGCAAATGGTAAAGTTTTATCTGCTAAAGATAAAAAAATGCTAGAGCTTTCACCAAAAGGTAAGATCAAAAAAAATACTCAAACTGGTTAATACAAATGTCAAAAGACAAAAAAAAGAAAAAAATACCTGAAGGTAAAAAGGGTAAGGGAATTAGAAAATTAAAAAAAGTTGCTCCAAAAGTTGCTAAAAGAATGGGCTACAAAAAGGGGATGAGAGCCTGTGGCTAAGCTTTGTGCAAAAGGTAAAGCGGCAGCGAAGCGTAAATTTAAAGTTTACCCCTCGGCATACGCAAACATGTACGGTTCAGCCGTATGTTCTGGTAAAATAAAACCAGGCGGTAAAAAGAAAAAACCTAAAAAAAGAAAATAATGGCCGAAACCGGTTTAAGAAAATGGGTGAAAGAAAAATGGGTGGACATTGGAGCACCGAAGAAAAACGGGAAGTATCAACCTTGCGGGAGAAGCAAAGGCTCAAAGAGGAAATATCCAAAATGCGTCCCACTTGCAAAAGCCACACGGATGTCAAAAGGGCAAAAGGCGAGTGCTGTCAAACGAAAGAGAGCAGCTGGAAATCCGGGCGGTAAACCAACCAACGTTAAAACATTTGTAAAGAAAAAATAATGTCTATTAGAAAAACAACAAAAGGTCCGGGAGCTAATTACAGACCAACTAAGTCTGGAGCTGGTATGACTGCTAAAGGTGTAAAAGCTTATAGAAAAGCCAATCCTGGATCAAAATTAAAAACTGCAGTAACAGGGAAAGTTAAGAAAGGTTCGGCGGCAGCTAAACGTAGAAAGTCATATTGTGCAAGATCACTTGGACAACTTAAACGATCTTCAGCTAAAACTAGAAATGACCCGAATTCTAGAATTAGACAAGCCAGAAGACGTTGGAAATGCTAGACAGATTTATATATAAATTTTTAGGAAAACTTGATAATGTTTTTTCATTTATTGAAACCTATGCTATTAAAGTCACTGAATGGTGTTGGCAAACAAGAGTAACAATTTTAAAGAAAAGGAGAAAGAAATGAAAAGAGCAATACTAGAAGCACTAGAAGCAAGATATAATGCACAGATAGCTGAAGCTGATGCAACAATTAAAATATACTTAGAAAATTCTGTAGGGATTGGTGAGCATCCACAACACATAGACGAAGTGGACAAATTAATTGCTAAAATTACAGAAGCGCAAGAAAAGTTAAAAGAACTACAGGCATTTAAAATATGATTGATCCAATAACAATTGTTTACAAAATTCAACGAATGTTGAAAGAAGGAATCAACCAAATTCAAGAAACTTATACATCTGGATCGGTTGACAATATGGAAAAATACAAGTATCTACTTGGTAAAGCACATGCTTTACAAATAATACAACAGGAAATCTCTAACCTGCTACAAGAAAAGGAGCAAAAAAATGAGCAAGGAAACGTTATCGACTTCGGAAAATCCGAAGATAAAGATGGCTCTTGAAGAAAAATATAAAGAGCAAGATAAAGAAGAAAAGTTAAATAGAGTCGACGAAACAAACGTTGACAAAGTAATAGACAACCTACCAGAACCTTCTGGCTGGAGACTTTTAGTTTTACCTTTTACACCAAAAGAAAAAACTAAAGGTGGTTTAATATTTTCACAAGAATCTTTAGATAAAGCAAGGATCGCAACTAACTGCGGTTATGTTTTAAAAATAGGACCAGATGCATATAAGGATAAAGAAAAATTTCCTGAAGGCCCTTGGTGTAAGAAAAAAGATTGGGTGATTTTTGCAAGATATGCTGGATCACGTTTACCAATAGAAGGCGGAGAAGTTCGTATTCTTAACGACGACGAAGTTTTGGGCACTGTTGCTGACCCAGAATTTATGTTGCATTACATTTAATTTCATAGGAGGAAACTATGCCAACAGACAACGAAGAAAAAAATATTCCTATGGTAGACATTGATACATCAGGACCTGATGTAGATATTGATGTACCAGAGGAAAAAGAAGAAGTAAAAAAAGAAGAAGTAAAAGTTGAACAGGAAGAAACTGTTGAACAAGTAAGAGAAACACCGACAGAAGGTGAAGAGAAAGATGAAGAATTAGAAAGTTATAGTAAAAAAGTCAAAAGAAGAATTGATAAACTTACTACAAAAATGAGAGAAGCTGAAAGACAAAAAGAAGAAGCTTTAGTTTATGCACAATCAGTAAAAGCAACTTCAGATAGTCTTAAGAAAAAATACTCTCAACTAGAAACAAGTGGCTTAAAAGATAGAGAAGAAAAAATTCAATCTAATCTTAAGGCTACTTATGCAACATTAGCAGCCGCAAGAGAAGCCGGAGATTTAGAATCTGAAGTTAATGCTCAAAAAGAAATTGCTAGACTTGGTTACGAGGAAGCAAGATTAGAAGAGCAAAAAGATACTACTTCTAAAGCTGAACTTATGGAAAGACCTGTAAATATTACACCGTCTAGACAACCCCAAAAAACTAGAGAACCTGATCCAAAAGCACAGGATTGGGCTCAAAAAAACAGTTGGTTTGGTAAAGATAGTGCAATGACTTACACTGCTTTTGATATACACAAAAAACTAGTGGATGAAGAAGATTTTGATCCAACTTCTGATGATTATTATGAAGAAGTTGATAAAAGAATAAGACTTGAATTCCCCCACAAATTTGATAGAAGTGGGGATAGGGAATCGACTAGACCTGTACGAACGGTAGCTTCGGCTAGACGTTCTGTCAAACCCGGTCGCAAAACTGTGTCTCTCACACCTTCACAGGTAGCAATTGCTAAAAAATTAGGTGTGCCACTGGAAGAATATGCGAAACAGTTAAAAATCACGAAGGAGGTATAGCATATGAAAAATGAAGAAAACAAAAAGACCACCCGTGCAAGCCAGTCTAGATCTAAAGAAAAAAGACCTACGACATGGGCTCCCCCGTCATCTTTAGATGCACCACCTGCGCCGAAAGGTTTTAAGCATAGATGGTTACGGACAGAAGTTTTAGGGTTTGACGACACTAAAAATATGTCAGGGAAACTTAGATCAGGTTATGAATTAGTGAGAGCTGATGAATATCCAGATGGAGTTTTTCCAACTATGCAAGAAGGAAAATACGCAGGAGTTATCGGAGTAGGCGGCCTTGTGTTGGCAAGGTTACCGGAAGAGATCGCACAATCTCGAACTGAGTACTTTAAAAAGCAAACTCAGGAGAGAAATGAAGCAATCGACAACGATCTTATGAGGGAACAACATCCAAGTATGCCGATCAATAGTGATCGACAAACTCGTGTAACTTTTGGTGGTTCTAAGAAACGTTAATTTTTTAACAATTTTTATCCGCTAAATTAAAATAAACCGTGCTGGAGGTCCTTAGGGACAGGCACATAAAGGAGAAACAACTATGGCTAACGCTTCAACAATAGGCTTTGGTTTAAGAATGATCGAAAGATTGGGTAACACACCTTCAATCGGCGGTCAGTCTGAATACTTAGTCGAGTCAGCTCCAGGTGTAGGTATCTATAAAGGTAACCCTGTTTCACTGCAAGACGCAGCTGGATCAGAGGGATTTTTACAAGATGCTTCTTTCGCAACTACAGACGATACTGGTATTGGTGGTGCATCTTATAATGCAACTACTCAATCAAAATTAGTTGGTGTATTTAACGGAATTTTTTACGTTGATAACACTACTAAGAAACCAAGATTTGTTAATTTCGTAGACGCGGGAACTAACTTTGGAACTGATTATAATACAGGCAACAACAACGGGAAAGCATTTGTTAATGACGACCCAATCCAAGAATATATGGTTAAAGTTGATGCTGCTTGTCCAACAAGTAATAATGGAAAAAACTTCAACGTAAATGATTTCACAGCAACTGATAATAAAGACGGTCAATCGACTGTAACTTTAGATTTAGCTGCTGCTGCAAGTACTTCTATGTGGAAAATTGTCAGAGTCGCAGAAGACCCTGAGAATAAAGACATAACAGCTGCAGGTGCAAACATGGTAGTTGTAATGAACCCATTAGCTAACTTGTATATAGCGTCAGTATAATAGGAGAATAGGAGAATAAATTATGGCAATATCAAGATCACAACTAGTTAAAGAACTAGAGCCAGGATTGAACGCCCTGTTCGGCCTGGAATACAAAAACTACGAGAACGAACATGCTGAGATTTTCGATACTGAATCATCTGACAGAGCTTTTGAAGAAGAAGTAATGTTATCTGGTTTCGGTAATGCGCAAGTTAAAGCTGAAGGTCAAGGTGTATCATTTGATGATGCGCAAGAGACTTTCACTTCTCGTTATACGCATGAAACAATCGCTTTAGCGTTTTCAATTACTGAAGAAGCAATTGAAGACAATTTGTATGATAGACTTGCGTCTAGATATACAAAAGCATTAGCTAGATCTATGGCTAATACTAAACAAGTTAAAGCGGCTAACGTCCTGAACAATGGTTTCGATGGAAACTTTGCAGGTGGTGACGGAGTATCACTTTTCGGTAATAATGCAGGTGGAGCAATTGTAAACCACCCTACATTAGCTGGAACATTCTCTAACCAATTGCAAACTCCTGCTGACCTTAATGAAACATCATTAGAGCAATCTCTAATTGATATTTCTGCTTTCACTGATGAAAGAGGTCTAAAAATCGCTGCTAGAGGAATGAAAATGATCATTCACCCTAATCAGCAATTTACAGCAGAGAGACTAATGGAATCAAAAGGTCAGACGGATACAGCAGATAACAATATTAATGCTATCGTATCTAGAGGAATGGTACCTCAAGGTTATGTAATTAATCATTACTTAACTGATACAGACGCGTTCTATATTAAAACTGATGTTCCTAATGGCATGAAAATGTTCAATAGATCACCTATTTCCACTAAAATGGAAGGTGACTTTGACACTGGTAACGTTAGATACAAAGCAAGAGAAAGATACTCTTTTGGATTTTCTGATCCAAGAGGTATGTATGCTTCTGCTGGAGCGTAATAAATAATTAAATGAGGGGCGGTTTCGCCCCTCATAAATTAACTTAATAGGAAAATAACATGGCAACAATAAACTTATTTCCAAACGACACTGTTCAAGTTGACACTTTAGTGGATGCGAATGGTGGAGCAGTTGGAGGAATAGCAAAAAAAACATACACTGAGATGGTCGCTTTACTCGATGCAGCTAATAATGCAGGGTCGGGATCTTCAGAATACTTAGCCTTAGATGGAACGTACATGGAGATAACTTCAGGTGTTCCCAACACCCCTAATGGAAAATCAGCGGTAATTATAGCTGATAATACTTTTGGCTCATTGAATGCTTCTGGTTTCTCAGGTAATAGTGGTACATTTGTTACACTATATCCTGATAACAACAATTCATAGATTAATAGCTTGAAATATTTTATGTAGCCTTGTATAAAGGCTACATAACTAAGGAGAAAAATTATGGGAATATACAAAAGATTAAAAGAAGCACCAGCTGATTGGAAACCAAAAAATAAAAAACAATGTTTAGAAAACATTGAAAATGCAATTAAAAGAAATGAACAGTTAAAAACTGTTGCATCAGGTGAGCAATTAAGTTTGGCTGAAGAAAAATTAACTTTTTTAAAAACTAAAAAAGAAGAAATTTCAGCTTTATAATTTCAACAAATAAATGAAAATTTTTCTGGTTAATATTTGGGCCTACGATCACCACTCTAGGTTTCAAGTTATATCAGAAGACAACCCTCAATCGCTTGAAAAAGCAATCCTTGACAAACTAGGAGAAAATAGTATAGTTTGGGAAAACCTTGGCGTCAGTTATGACAATAAGGTAAATAGAATAACTTATGAGGAAGTTATAAATGATACAAGACCTATACAAAGCAAAAAGGTCCTTGGAGTTGAAGTGGGAACAGGAACACCTAGATAATAATAGGTATACTCTTGAGATGGTTAGAATTGACGACAAAGTCAAAGAAATCATTACAAAGATTAAGCTAGAAGAAGCTCAAATCGCCCATAGACAGAACAACATTGAAGGTTCTGCTCCAGAAGTTTCAGTAGCTACTTAATCAAAAGCTACACCGTTGGAAAAAATCTACTCCACACTGTAGGCTCTCTTGCACTCTATTAAAAACTGTTGTATAAAAAACACACTATACATTTAAAAAGATTATAGACGCGTATAGTCGACGGCCTAGAGACTATAATCTATTAACTAGGAAAAGGAGAAAAATTATGGCAAGAACTACATTTACAGGACCATTGGTTATCGGAAGAGCAGCAACAACTACTTCAGAAGGTGTCAATGGTGAAGTTATAATACAAAACGCAGATGGAAGCACTTCACCAGTTGGTGGAGGCGGAGGAGTAGCTTGGGAAGTTATTACTGCAAGTAAATCTGCAGATGCAGCTACTGGATTATTTATAGATAACAGCGCGCAAACAGCAGACATAATTATTACAATGCCTGCAACACCAACTGTTGGTGATACAATACATTTAAAAAATATTACAAATAACGCAAACGGTTTTGAATTTAATGAGTTTGTATTTTCTAGCGATGCTGGTGGAATTGAAGGAGTTGTGTCTGGAGCTAGTGGAGCCGGTGGAACAGACTATAGTAAAGGTACACCTATTCCAAGAGGATTTGGAACTACTTCAGGTCAGTACGTTTACAGCGGTTCAACTTACGGCTGGGTTAGAGTATAATTAATTTTTATAGAGCTACTTCGGTAGCTCTGTAACTTAGGAGAAAAAATATGTCAGGAAGTGCAACATCAGATCAAACAACCTTAAACCTTGGAGTAGCTGCAGGAGCAGATACATTAGGTAGAACAGGTAGAGCTAGAATTACTTCTATTCAAGCAAAAGGAATAGCAAATTCTACTTTATTACTTTACAATGCAGCAACAGCAGGTGGAGCAGCACCTGGAAATTTATTAGCTACTTATAGGTATGGTGAAGAAGGTTTAGAAGTTTATGTTCCAGGTTCAGGTATTTTATTTAAAGAAGGAATTGTTTATAATTTAACTGGAGCAGGCGGAAGCGTTACTATAACTATTACGGGAGCGTAAGCTCATGGCTAATACTACTTCGGGAACAACAACCTTTGAAAAAGGTTTTTCTATAGATGATATAGTTCACGAAGCGTATGAACGAATAAATATGACTGGTGTTACCGGTCAACAATTAAGTTCTGCTAGAAGATCATTAAACATAATGTTTCAAGAATGGTCTAATAGAGGTCTTCATTATTGGGAAATAAAAAACAATAACTTAACTTTAGTACAAGGTCAGAATTTATATACTATGTATAGATCACCTGCTGATGGTACTTCAGATGCTAATGCTATTTATGGAGTTGACGATATCTTAGAAGCTTCTTATAGAAATCAACAAAACATAGATTTTCCATTAACTAAAATAAATAGATCAATCTATCAATCTTTCGCTGATAAATCACAACAGGGTTCACCCACACAATTTTTTGTTCAAAGATTTATTGACAGAATAACAATAACTTTATTTTTAACTCCAGGTGCTACTGAAGCCGGTAATAGTATTAACTATTATTATGCTTCAAGAATTCAAGATGCTGGAGCTTATACTAATCAAGCAGATGTTCCTTACAGGTTTGTACCTTGTATGGTAGCAGGACTTTCTTATTATTTAGCACTTAAATTTCAGCCAGCTGCAGTTCAAAATTTAAAAATGTTATATGAAGATGAATTACAAAGAGCATTACAAAATGATGGATCTTCTTCTAGTTTATTTGTAACACCGAGAACTTATTTTCCGGAGATTTAATAGATGACTAATCTATCAAAAGGCAGACACGCATTAGCAATCTCTGATAGATCAGGAATGCAGTTTCCTTACAATGAAATGGTAAGAGAATGGAACGGAGCTTTTGTGCATATTTCAGAATATGAACCTAAACAGCCTCAATTAAATCCAATACCCATTGGGGGTGACCCACAAGGTTTACAAAACGCTAGACCTGATAGAACTGAGCCACCAACTTTTGATATACTTCCTGAGAATCCGTTTTCTACAACTGCAGGATCAAATGTAATAATATGTAATTTTCCAAATAGTGGTTACAAAGATGGAGATTTTGTAGTTTTTAATGAATTAAAAACTGGAGTATCAAATGTACCGATTGAAGCTATACAATTACAATCTACTTTAAATGGTGCAATTACTAATATTGCTACCACAATAACTTTAAATGATGCAAGTAATTTTCCAAACAGCGGATTTATACTTATTGAAAAAATAAACTCAACAACACTATTATTTCAAAATGAGACAATTCAATATACAGGTAAGATTGGTAATGATTTAACCGGTTGTGTAAGAGGAACAGCAGCTCCATTTAGAGGTGTAGTACCGGCTAATACAACAGCAGGTTCACATGATAATAGTGCAAAAGTTTATGGATCTTTTGAAATTACTGTGAATGCAAGCGTAATTCCAAATCCCGGACAACCTTCAACTATTACAGTTTTCAACAGTTTTAACTTTACTAATCAAGTAGCAGCTAGTACAACAGCAACAGGAGGCGGTTTACAGTGCTCATCTGGACCGGTAGTATTTAAGGCATAATTATGAATTTTGGAGAACTAAAATCAGACATTAGAAGTTACACAGAAGTTGATAGCACAGTATTAAATGATGCTATTCTTAAAACTATTGTTAAAAATGCTGAAGCTAGAATATTTAGAGAAACAGATACAGATGAAGCTCGTTTTTATGATACAATTACTTTGACTCCAGGTAATAGAGAAGTTGCTGCACCAGCTAATACAAGATTTATAAGATATATTTACATCAATGATACAAACGAAACACCAGCTGTTAGAAAAAATTTAGAACTTAGAGATACTTCTTTCATGCAAGAGTATTATAACACACCGGGTACAGCATCTGCTGCACCTAATAATATTCCAAAATACTATGCTAACAGAAATGCATCTACTATTTTTTTAGCTCCGACTCCCGATGCTGCTTACGTGTGTCACGTTGCATATATCAAGCAACCAGACAGTATTACAGCTAGTGACGCGACTACAACGTATGTATCTACAAACTACCCAGATTTAATATTGTATGCATGTTTAGCTGAAACTTACGGTTATTTAAAAGGTCCGGGCGATATGCTTCAATTATATGAGCAATCTTATGGAAGATCTATGGCTACATATGGAATAGAACAACAAGGCAGAAGAAGAAGAGACGAATATATGGATGGTACAATTAGAACAGCTATGAAATCTCCTTCTCCTGGTGAATAGGATTGAAAATTAAACATAACTAAAGTATAAGGAAAATATGGCATCAAGTTATTCAAATGATATAAAATTAGAACTTATGGTTACCGGTGAAAAATCTGGTCTATGGGGTAATATTACAAACACAAATCTACAAATCTTGGAGCAAGCAGCGAGTGGATATTTAAGCTTATCTGTAGGCGCAGCTGACGTCAATTTAGTATTAACAGATGGTGCTACTTCAAATGGTAAAAATTTATACTTTAAATTAACTGGAACATTAACAGGGAATAGAGTTGTAACTATGCCTGACTCATCGGAAAGAGTATTTGTTGTAGAAGATGCAACAGATAGATCAGCATCACATTACACTTTAACTGTTAAAACTTTTTCAGGAACTGGAATTACTTTGGCAACAGGTGCAAAAGCTTTACTTTACTCTGATGGAACTAATGTAAATCAAGGGATGATAAACAAAGGTTATAAGTCAACAACTACTTCTTACACAGCTGTAGATGGAGATCAAATTATTTGTGACACATCAGGTGGTGTTTTAACTATCACATTACCAACAGGTCCTTCTATTGGTTCAGAAGTAAGTTTTATTGATGGTGGACAAAGTTATAGTGTTAATGCTTTAACTGTTGCTCCCGGAGCTGAGAATATTGCAGGTGCTCCAGGATCAATAAATATTTCAACAGACAATGAAAATTTTACCTTAGTTTATGTAAACGCAACTGTAGGATGGACCTACAAAGATGATATATAGGAGGTAAAAATGCCTCTTAGCAAATGGCAAATCAAACCAGGTTATGATAAACAAAACTCCGAAGTTGGAGCTGTCGCACGTTATGTAGGTGGAGACAATGTTAGATTTAGATATTCATTACCAGAAAAAGTAGGCGGTTGGAAAGCAGAAGGGGGAGAAAGTATTTCTTCTGTATCAAGAAGACTACATCCATTTAGAGGTAATGACGGTAATAAATATTTAGCTATTGGAACAGATAAGTTTTTATTAATTTACTACGAAGATAATTTTTACGATATTACACCATATAGAAGTAGTGGTTTTCCATTAACAATTGATGAATTTAAAAACAGTACTTTCACAACTGTTTCAGGTTCTAATGTTGTGACAATCACAACAACATCTATTAATAATATATCTGCAGGAGATATAATAGAATTTGAAAATGTAACTTTACCTGTTGGTACAGGTTATGCAGATTCTGATTTTGAAGATAAATTATATGAAGTAAAAACAATTGTATCAGACACAGAACTTACCGTTACACCAGTTGCAAACGCTACAGGAAACGCAGGTCCAGGTGGTTCTTGTTCTATTATTCCATTAGAAACTATTGGTAATCAAATACAAAAATTTACTTTTGGTTGGGGTACAGGAGTCTGGGGCGGATCTAATAATTGGGGTGAAGATGCATCTACAAATGGTGTTAATACTCCTCCTGGTTTGTGGTCACTATCAAACTTTGGTCAAGTATTAGTTGCAACTACTTTAAATGGTAAAACATTTACATGGAACCCCGCTGCTGGTAACCCACTCGGGCAGCGAGCATCTGTATTAACTACAGGTTTTGAAACAGATTTAAACCCAACAAATACTAGAATTACTATGGTGTCTCCAACTACAAGACACTTAATTCACATGGGTACAGAAACAAC